CGGCGCCCGGGCCCGAGTTGCCGGGGCCGTGGTCGTAGCTGTTGGTGGAGGCGGTGTCGCCCAGGGAGGTGATCGCTTGCGCGTTCGCGTACATCGCTTGGTTGTCGAGGATCATGGTGATCTCCAAAGGTGGTTTCGGTGGATCGCCTGGCTCAGACGACGCGGGCCTCGGTGTTGAGGATGCGGTCGACCGTACGGATCGGCGTGCCGAAGAACTGGGTGTCCTTCTGCACGTAACCCGGCGCGACCGTGCCGAACTGGTTGGCTGCCGGCACGATGGCGATGGCCGAATTCGACTTGTCGAGGGCAGCCTTGGAAAGCGCGCCCTTGATCGTGCGGTTGGCATAGAAGGCCGCGCGGCCCATGCCCATGTTGGGGATCAGCGTCTGCGCCTGAATCATCAGTTTCATCAGGGCGGTCGCTGCCGTGGGCGCTTGCGTGCCGGTCTGGGCCAACAGATCGGACACATCGATATTCGCGATGCGTACGATGTAGCGCCAGTCGCGCACCGAGAGGCCGGCATGCCAGAGCCATTGATCGGCCAGGGCGCGGTAGCGGTTTTGCAGTTCGTCGAAGGCGTCCAGTTCGCCCAGGTCCTTGTGCTCCAGACCGGCGGGCGAGCCCTTCGGGTAGATGCCGGTGACCGTTTGCTCGCCCCAGACCACAAGCCACACGCTGGTGTTGTCGGCGCCAGTGCCGCCGGCGTCGATGATGTTGCCGCCGTTGCCGGCCGACAGCAGGCTGAAGCGGGGTGCGAAGCCGGTGAAGCGCTCGGGGTTGACGCTAGCATCGCCGTAGACCACGGTCTCGGCCATGTTCTGGTTCATGGCTTCGAGGAACGGGCCCGACTCGGCCAGGCGCCATGCAGCGCTGTTGCCGTTGAGCTTGTAGGCCTCGACGTCCACTTCCGAACGGGCTTCCAGCAGACCGATGGAATCGGTCACGCTTGCACGGGTCGCCTTGCTCGGCGGCACGCCCTGGTAGAGCTTGCGCCACACAGGAACAGGCAGGCCGGTGAGGATGGTCGACTTGTGGCCGGTTGGGAGGTTGCCCTCCATCCAGGTCATGTCCGTCAGCATCTCATTGGTTTGCGAGAGCAGGTTGATGGTGCGCGCGACCTTGCCGTCGGGGTCCATGCCCTGGGCAATGTCGAAGAGCGTCACGGCGCCGGCCTTGGTGGGCAGCGTCGCGAACAGGATCAAGCCCTGCTTGGCCATGTGGCTGAAGATGGCGTCGTGCAGCTTTTGGCCTGCGGAATCTACAAGGTGACGTGCGGTGCTGGTCACCGCGGCGGAGGCCGTGGCTGCCAGTGCGCATGCCACTGCGAGCGAAGTGCGAAAGATCGATTTCATGGTTTTTCCTCGGGGTAGCAGTCGATTTACGACTTGCTGTAGAACACGTCAGCGTCTGCCTTGGTGCCAGGGGTGGCACGTCCGGGTACAACGCCGTCTTGGCTGATGGCCTGACCCATGCGGTACAGCAGCCGAACCACTTCCGGGTTGGAACCCAGACGCGACTCGAGCAGGAAGCTGTTCAGCTCGGGGGTGCCGAAGGTCTTCAGAGCCTTGGCCGCAACGCCCATCACCTCTTCGTGTTTCGCACCGCCGAGCTCGGGGTCGGCCTTGACGGCGGTCTCCCATGCCTTTGCGTTGCTGTCCACGCGCTCGCGCAGATCCGTCACGAACTTGCCGGCCAGTCGCTGCCCTTCCTTGGCGCCCAGCTCTGCGAGCTTTTGAGCCTTGGCCTGCGGGAGGTCGAGCTCTTTAGCCAGCGGCTTGAACGTGTCGAGGAATTCGCCGTCGAGTTGCGCGTCGCCTTCGATGACGAAGGGCTCGTACTCTTCGGGAGCGTGTTGGTCTGCGTCGGTAGGTGCCGGCTTGGCTTTGCCCTCTTCGCCTTCCTTGGCGCCGTCGGCCGCGGGAGCGGCAGCAGGTGCATCGGTGGGCTTGCCCTCGCCAGTCGCCGCGGCTGCGGCATCGGTAAGAAGCGTCGAGGGTGCGGGTGTTGCAGGTGCAGACGTGGGTGCCGCTGCTGCGTCGGCCGGGGCCGGTGCTGCTGCGGGTGCTGCGCCTTCACTTGCTGCTGGTGCTTGCGGTTCCATTGGCTTTGACTTCCTTGTGCATCTCGGACATGCGATCAGGGCAGTGCTCACGAAGGTGGTCCACCAGCTTCAACCCCACACTGCGCACACCCTCAAAGAACGCTGTTCCGTGGGTGTCGCCTGGCGTGTAGCTCTGCCGGTAGATGCCGCAATCGCCCAGCAGACCGAACATGATTCGGCGCCCGCGTTTGTCGCTCATCAGCCAGGTCAGGTCGTCGGCAAACTGTGTCCGGGAGAGTTGGGCCCTTTTGGCTTGCTCCTCGCGGCTTGGCGTGTCGTGTCCCGGTACTGGCATGGGGCGGGATGTTGAAGCGAGGGGTAGCTGTTATGTACCCCCGCAAGGGCGCTGTTCTGCACTTGCCGCGCTCATCTTTCAGGCCTCCGCGGATGCAACACGCCTGCGCGCCAGAAGGCTGGTGGGAGCGCAGCAGGCAGTCAGTGCAGCTTGTCTTCCGGGTGGCGACCCCGGGCGAAAGGTAGAGGCCTCCCGGTGTTAGGCGCCGTAGAAGGTCTCGGCATCCGACTTCGTGGCGCCGGCCGAAAGCTCCATGTCGGTGATCTGCAGATCGAGCGATTGGTCCTTGTCGCCGTCCTGCTGCTGGCGCTGGCTCGTGCCGGTCACGACGCAGCGCGCGGTAAGCATGAATTCCTTGCCTACCTCGGGCGGAACCTCGATGCCCAGCTTCTTCAGCAGCTCTGTGTCGAGGCACAGCGACGTGCCCCAGCTGTAGGCGGGCGCATCGCCCGCGGACACCGGGCCGTCGGTGTATTCCTTGGCCTTCTTCTCCGACATCTTGGTGGAAATCATGGGCGGCTCCGGTTATGCGGGTGTGGGGGTGACGCTGCCTTCGTTGGCGGCCAGCCATGCGTCGAGCTCGCTGCGCTCCTTCAGCAGCGCCGTGACCTTGAGCGTGTTGACCTCCACCGCGCGCTCGGCGGCGAGCATTGCGTCGTTGGCTGCGGTGAGCTCCTGCTCGACCGCACGGCGGCGTGCGGCGGCTGCGTCATAGACGGCGTTCATGTCGTGGCCTTTCACTGGGTGGCGAATCCCCGGACCACCTGGCCCAGGGCGTTGTCGGGTGTGACCGGCGCTTGCGCCAGGGTCTTCGCGGTCTCTGCGGTTTCCTTCGCCTGCGCCGCTTCGGCCGCGGCTTGCGCCGCCTTGTTGCGCGCATCGCGGATGGTCTGGATGGCGTCCTTGTCGCGCAGGATCTCGGCGTCGACACCTTCGTAGTCGCCGGCCTTCTGGATGGCCTTGTCCGTGTCGATGTTGTCCCACACGCTCGGGTCTTGCTTCGCCGCGGCAATCGATGCTGTGGCGCCAATGAGGCGGTCGACGCCAGCCATCGCGGCACGGCGCTGGGCCTGGGCGAGCACGCTGGTGTAGCGGAACTCGAGTGGGCGGTCTTGCAATTCCTCGGGGATCGGCGGCAGCAGACCGAATTCGTCGAGCGCGTCGTAGGTGATGTCGATGAGCGGAGACAGCAGCTCGTTCTGCTGGCGCTCCACCACCGGGCCCAGCATCAGCAGCTTCTCTTCGTGCCGCTCCTGCACCTCGCGGTCATTGCGCGGCTGGATACCGGGCATGCGATCCATCATCAGAAACACGTCGGCGTAGAACGCGCTGTTGATCAGCTCGCGCACGTCCTGAATGTCGCCCAGCAGATGCTGTAGGTTGAGGTTGACGTTGAAGGCGTTCTCGACCTTCGCGCCGGCGACACCTTGCGGGTCGTAGTAGGTCAGCCCACCCGGCAGGAAATCGGCCTCCTTGTTCTTCAGGCTGCTGGGCAGAAGCAGCGGCGGGTTGGTCATGAAGTCGATGCCCTGCAGCTTGCGCATGTGCTGGTGCTGCAACTGCTTGATGCCGCCGAGAGCACGCATGCCCGGGCACGTGGTGCCATAGACATCGTTTCCAGTGACCGACCAGCGCGGCGCAATGACCGGGAAGCGCTTGAAGCCACCTTCATGCAGGACGGTGTTCTGGTTGGCGCCCTCTTCGATGATGGCATTGCGCCAGGCCATGTTCGCTTTGTCGAGCTTCGACGGGTCACGGTGCCGGCGCGGTTCGATCAGCTGCTGCACGCGCACCCAGGCGTCGACATCGTTCCGGTCCCATGCGTTTTTCACGCCAGTGGACACGCGGCTCCAGTCCCACGAACCGGACTTGTCGCTGCGCGGACGGCCCTTTGCGACATACGCCTCGATGATCTGTCCAACGGTCATCTGCAGTTCGCGGCCGAGTGTGTCGACCTCGTTCTTGTCGTTGGTGCCCAGCACGTACTCGCCGATGGTCAGCGTGGTGTGGTGAATGATGGATTTGTAGTCGGGAAGCACGATGGATGCGGCCACGCCGAAGCCGCCTTCTTCCTCGTACATGCTGTGCAGCGAGCGGTAGGTGTTGGACTGGGCGAACACCCGCAGGATCAGCTGCGTGACCTGGTCGCACCACAGGCTGACCGCAGCGCTTTCCATAAGCTCGGGGTCTGCGGTCTCGATGCGCACCCACGGGCGTGACGGGCTGGTCTGGCCGTACTGCATGCCGGCGCCCAGGATGGTGAGCGCACCGGTGGCGGTGTCGTCGAGGATGTCGTTTCGGCGTTCACCCTTGTTTTCCTCGGTGGCGAAGAAGCGGCCGGCACGCGGCAGCAGCACCTGCTGGATCTCGCGCCAGTGATCCATCAACGATGAACGCTCGTTCTTCAGGGCAGCAAGGCGCTTCTGCACCCGCTCGCGCGTGGTCAGGTTTTCGACCATGGGCTACTGCCCCAGCAGCGTGGAACCGCCGAGGTTCAGGCCGCCGGTCACGCCCTGGGAACCGGTGAGCAGCGTGCTCGAGTTGCCGCTCAGTGCGCCGGCAGCCGAAGCCGCAAGGGCATTCCTGTCCAGCATCGCGTTGCGGTCGGCCGGCTTCTCGGCCTGCACGCCGGGCGGCGGCTTCGTGACCGTCGGCGCCGGCGTGGGCTGATCCTTGGGTTTCTTGGGTGCGGTGGCCGCCGCGATGGCTGCACTGGCTGCTGCGGTGATCACGCCGGTGGCGACGGCGCTTGCCGTCGTCGCAGACATGCCGAGTGCTACGAGACCTGTTTCAATGCCCATGGTCGGTTTCCTTGCCGACCCGCTGGGGTCAGCGTCGCTGAAATTTGAGCGGATCGTAGGAACGCGACGGGGCCTTATGTACCCCGCGGGGGCTGACCGGATAGGCGAACGACAGGGCCAAAGCGTCGCCTCGGCCAGGTGATGGCAGCCCGCGGGCCTTCATGTCTTTCTTGGGTTCCAGTTGGATCTTGCCGTCGGGGCGGAACACCAGTTCGGGGCCGATCAGGTCTTGGTAGAGCACGTCATCCTTGGGTATCGCACCGCCGGCCTTGAGCCAGTCGCGCGCGCCCTTCCACATCTCGGCGCGCTTGTTCGCGCATCCCGGATCGGCGGATTCGCCGGCGAAGTAGACCAGCTGCCAGTTGCGGCCCAGCGTCACGCCGGCCGAGTAGATGCCGGTGCCGTAGCCGGCATCGATGAACACCGCATCGGCGCCCATCTCATCCTCGTAGCGCGCGAGCTGCGCGGCCACCGCCATGTCGTTGTCGTTCTTCGGCATGGTCTTGAGAACCTGGTAGTACAGGCCCTGCCGAAAGCCGATCACCAGTTCGTCGTCGCCCATCCATGCGGGATCGCAGGTCAGGATCTTGGGCGCGAACTTGTACTGGCTTTCGTCCAGGTGGCGGCCGAGCGCGGCGTCCACGTCGTCGGTGCTGATGAACTGCGATGCCGACTGTGCGGGGAACACGCCGCGGATGCGGACCTTCACGAAGTCGCTGTCCTCGCCATAGGTGGCCACCATCTCGTCGAGCACTGCCTTGTTCGTGCCCTCGACGGTGCGGCTGTCGATCTGCCGGTGGTGCCAGCGCGCGCGGTCGCGGCGGAAGCACTCGCGGAAGCGCCCGGTGTTCCGCGTGGGGTTGCCGAACACGATCCAGATGATTTCGGTGTTGTCGTCTGTCAGCACGCCCTCGCCCACTTCCCACACCTTATCGACGATGGCAGAGCCCTCGTCCATCACCATGATGATGCGGCTGCCCTCGTTGTGCAGGCCGGCGAACGCCTCGGTGTTCTGCTCGCTCCAAGGCGTGGCATCGAGGCGCCACGACTTTTCGGCCTCCTGATCGGCGCTGTAGACCGAGGTCGCAGTCGGGCGCCACCAGTGCGCATTGGCTGCCAGACGGAACCACT